TGTCCATTCATCTTCTAAAAATTCAGGACAACCATCATCTGTACATGGCTCTTGTTTATTAGAAGTAATGTACAATAATAAGATACACAATGATAAAAATATTGAGTAAAATTTTAATGTTTTCATATTAATTTAAAGCAATTAACATTAACAATAGACTATTCAATGAAAATCCTATTGCGTTAGATACGATATATAACATATCTTTAGCGAATATAGCTCTTATTAGAAATAAGAACAATCCTAACCATACTAGTAGTATGAAGTTTAATGGTGGTAAGTTTGTTGACCAACCCATTAATACAGATAAAGAAGTCGGAGCAGTTGCACCGTGAATAAGTATCATACCTACCCAACCACAGGCTTCAGAGATTTTGTTTGATTTAATTTTTTTCATAATATATGTCCTTTCTTTATTATATGGATAGTATACCACAACTAAATATAGAAAGCAAGCACTATTTTCACTTTTTTTCAAAAAAATGCATAAAAAAACCCTTATAAATCAACACTTTATTATTTTTTTTGTTCTTGCTTTGTTCTTTTTAGTGTCCGGATGCTCAAAAAGCGCTGAAAATTGCAAATATTCGCCAGATTTTGACGTAAACAGCGAATCACTTAGCGAATCACTTGACGGAATTGTTCAAATTGAAAAAATGCAATTAAAAACACGTTGTAAATTCTAATATAAATATAATTAAAATTAAAAATTAACAAAAAGCGAAGAAATTATGAAAAAAATGAGAAAATTCTTTTTCTGGAACGAAAACGGCGATGAAAAAGAGACGGAACAAATGAGTTTATCAAAAGCAGTCAAATCTGTACAAGGAGATTTCAAAGACCAATTTATCGGCGTAGAATATACGTCAAAAAAAGGTAAAGAAGTGTCATCAACGATAAAATTGCCTTGGGGTAGAAAAGTTAGACAAGCAATAGCAACAGAAAAGAAGAGAGCCGCATTAAAGGCAAAACAACAAAGGTAATTTATGGCTAAATTGAGTAAGTCTTTTGTACCACACGAAAGAATGCCAAAAAAGACATCACAAGGAAAAAGAAAAGGTGTTAAATTAAGTTCAATGAACAAATCAAGAAAACGAAGTTTAAAATATTACAACTCACAAGGAAAATAGTTAATGGCAGCAGTCAGTAGAAAAGGTGATAGTTTGTCAACAGGACACGCTTGTGTAGGAACAACAACATTGGATACACCTGGACAAGGTACTGTATTTGCAAACGGCATATTGATTGCGAGAATTGGTGACCCAACGGTACCACATCCTAACCCACCTATACCACCTTGTCCTGACCACGTAGCAAATGTTAATGCAGGTTCGCCAAACGTGTATGTAGTTGGTATAAAGACTGGCAGAATTGGTGATAGTGCAGACGCTGGTGCTATGACTAGTGGTTCTGGTAATGTTTTTGCAAACGGTTAGAAAAAGTATATAAATATTGCTATGGCACAGTATGATTCAGCAACCACTAATAACTCTAATAGGCAAAATCAAAAATTTAGTGATATTGACCTAGACTTTACGAGAAACATAGTTACAAGTGATGTAGCTATGGTAACAAATGTTGTTGCTGTTAAAAGGTCAGTAAAAAATCTAGTACAGACTAATTTTTATGAGAGACCGTTTAATCCAGAATTAGGATGTGGTATAAGGGAATTATTATTTGAACCCTTTACACCTATAACAAAAGTATTATTAGAAAGAAAAATAGAGGAAGTATTACAAAACTTTGAACCAAGATGTGTACTTCAAAATGTAACCGTTGATGATGACCAAGATAGAAATAGATTAGTTGTTGATATTTATTTTTATGTTAGAGGTATTCCAGGTCCACAAACGGTTTCAACATTCTTACAAAGGTTAAGATAAAATGGCAAACGGTAAAATATCAGTTTCAGAATTAGACTTTAATTTAATCAAAACAAATTTAAAAACTTTTTTACAAAGTCAAACAGCATTTCAAGATTATGATTTTGAAGGTTCTGGTTTATCAGTTTTATTAGATGTCTTATCTTATAATACTCACTATATGGGATTTCTTGCCAATATGGCAACAAACGAATTATATCTTGATAGTGCAGACATAAGAAATAATATTGTATCACTAGCAAAAATGTTAGGTTATACTCCTAATTCACCAAGAGCACCTAGAGCTTCAATCAATATAGTTGTTAATAATGGTTCAGGCACATCTATTACAATGTCAAAAGGAACAACATTCTCGACAACTATTGAAGAAACGTCCTATCAATATATAAACAATGAAGATATAACTTCAATTCCAAAAGATGGTGTTTATACGTTTTCAGATGTAACCTTATATGAGGGTACTTTAGTCAGATTTAAATATACAGTTGATAGTACAGACGTTGACCAAAAATTTATTATTCCCACACCAAACGCAGATACATCAACTTTAAAAGTTTCAGTACAAAATTCAGCTACTGATTCATCATCATCAAATTTTACTCTAGCAGGTGGTTACACAGGTGTTGATTCAATTTCAAAAGTTTACTTTATACAAGAAGGTACAGACGGCCGTTATGAAATTTATTTTGGTGATGGAGTTACAGGTTTTAAATTATCAGACGGTAATGTAATTACACTAGAATATATTGTAACTAATAAAGAAGCTTCTAATGGTGCAAATGTTTTCAGTTTACAAGGTGATGTTGGTGGATTTACAGATGTTTCAATTTCAACAAATTCAAATGCTCAAGGTGGTGCAGAAGCTGAAACAGATGATTCTATTAAATTTAATGCGCCTTTAAACTTTGCGGCTCAAGACAGAGCGGTAACTACAACAGACTATGAAACACTTGTAAAACAAATTTATCCAAATGCATTATCAGTTAGTTCTTGGGGTGGTGAAGATGACGAAACGCCAAGATATGGTATAGTGAAAATTGCAATTAAGGCAGCTTCAGGTTCTACTTTAACTGACCAAACAAAATTAGATATTGTTAATGGTTTAAAACCATATAATGTTGCTTCAGTAAAACCAGAAATAATTGACCCCCAAACAACTTCAGTTTTATTAACATCTAATGTTAGGTTTGATGAAAAATCAACAACTAAATCAGCAACAACGTTAAAATCAGAAATAATAAATTTTATATCTAATTACAATACTTCAACACTTCAAAAATTTGATAGTGTGTTTAGATATTCAAAATTATCAAGTTTAATAGACAATACAGACTCTAGTATCTTATCAAATATTACAACAGTTAAAATTAGAAAAAGTTTTATTCCTATTTTAGGAAGTTCAGCTGCATATAATATATACTTTAGAAATGCATTATATAATCCTCATTCTGGTCACAACTCAACAGGTGGTGGTATTTTAAGTTCAACAGGTTTTAAGGTAACAGGTAGTAATTTTGAAATGTTTTTAGATGAAGATGGTCTAGGTAATGTTAGACGTTATTATCTAGTTAGTGGTGTTAAAACATATGCTAACAATACACAAGGTACTATTGATTATGCTTCAGGCCAAATTACTTTAAATTCTTTGAACATTGCTTCAATTTCAAATATCAGAGGTGCAGCTTCTACAATTTTAGAGATTACAGTTCAACCAAATTCAAATGATGTGATACCAGTCAGAGACCAGATTGTAGAAATAGATGTTGCAAATTCTTTAATTACAGTAGAAAAGGATACTTTTGTTGGTGGCTCTGCCGAGGCAGGCGTAGGTTATTCTTCCAGCTCAAGTTATTAATGACTAATGGCAAAATTTAATGACAAAATTTCAACGATACTTAATGGTCAACTACCTGAATTTATAGTTGCTGACCATCCTAAATTTGCTGATTTTCTAAAATCATATTATCAATTATTAGAATCTGCTGAATTACAAGTTAAAGATGTTCAAACAACTGTTGGTGTTTTAATTGAAACTGAAACAGGTCAAGAAAATAATATCGTATTCAATGCTACAAGAATTGGTAGTGCTATAACAAACATTGATGAAGGCGATAAAATTCTATTAGAAGAAACTACTTACGGAAAATTTATCGTAGGTGAAACTATAAAAGGGTTAATTTCAGGTGCAGAGGCAAGTGTATTAAGTGAAGACTTAAATAGTAATAGACTTTTCATTTCGTCAAATGACAAATTTAAATCAGATGAAATAGTCGAAGGACAAATTTCTAAAGCTTCTGCTACAATAGTTAATTACAGACCTAATCCTGTAAATAACATTTCAGACCTAGTTAATTTTAGAGACCCCGATAAAGCAATTGAATCATTCTTAAATAATTTTAGAAATGAATTTTTAGCAACATTACCTGAAGTATTAGATAGTGAAGTAGATAAAAGAAATCTAATTAAAAACGTTAAGAATATGTACCGTGCTAAAGGTACGGCTGCTGGTCACGAATTATTTTTTAGATTGTTATTTAATGAACAATCAGAAACAATTTATCCTAGAGAACAACTATTAAAAACTTCAGATGGTCAATATGACTCTTTAAAGATTTTAAGAATTATTGAAAAAGTTGGAAACACCGAAGGATTAATTAGTAGAACAATTACAGGTAAAGATTCAAGAGCAACTGCTGTTATTGAAAACTTATCACGTTTTCAAATTGGTGATGAAACGGTTACAGAGTTAATTCTAAACCAAGATAGTGTTGTTGGTACTTTTCAAGTAGGTGAAGAAGTTTCTGGTACTGCTTCTGAAACAGATGACTATTTCATTAAGGCAGATATTACTGGTATTCCTGGAACAAAAGTTATTACAAATTCAGGTTCATTATATAAAGAATCAGATAATGTAAGTGTATCAGGTGGTGGAACCGGTGCATTATTTCAAATTTCAGATACAGGTACAGGTAGTGTTGATGAATTAATTATTGATACACCAGGTTCAGGTTATTCTATTGGTGATGTAATTCGTTTCGATAACAAAGGAACCTTTGGTGCAAATGCTTCAGGTTTTGTAAGTATTGTAAATGGTAGTTTAGTTGACCAAAATGGTTCTAAAGCTCCAGCAACTGGTAGTGAAGATAGAATAATTTTAGAAGATGAAACTTGTGCTGGCGATTCATATCAAGGGAATGATATAGTTCAAGAAACACAAACAACTTCACCAGCAGTTCCAGGTTTTGCAAATTCGGCCGATACAACAATAGGTGAAATTGCTAAAGTATTTTTATCAAATGGTGGTAATGGTTATAAAGACACACCTAAACTTTCATTTTATTAT